GGCAGAACGTCAGGCTTTGCTCTCGGAAATCGCCAAGGACGAGGAAAAGCAGACCTCCGACCGCCTGAAAGCAATTGACACGCTCAACAAAATGACGGGCGAATATACGGTCAAGGTTGATACAACAGTCAAGACCTCCGACAAGCTTGCAGACGTGTTTAAGCAGTTGGGCGGTGAGGGGCTTGAAGAGTAGATTTGACATTTTATCGGAAAGGTGATATAATGGGCGGTAGAGGGTCATCAAGCGGGATAAGCGATAAGGGCAAAAGGTATGGCACGGAGTATACAACGCTGTATAAGTCGGGAAACATAAAGTTTGTCCGCTATAATGACAGTACAGCCGCAAAAGCTCCTATGGAGACTATGACAAAAGGCAGAATTTATGTGACAGTCAACAATGAAGATGAGCTTAAATATATTACATATCATGATAAGAATAACAAGCGATTTAAGCAGATTGATATAAGCGGAAAGGAGCACCCGGTAAACGGAAAATATATTCTTCCGCACACTCACAAAGGATATGAGCACGGCGAAAAAGGCACATTTGAATTATCCGAAAAAGAAGAAAAAATGGTTGACAGAGTTAAGAAAACTTGGTATAATAAAACAAACAAGTGAGTAGTTTAAGAGTGAAAACCAGCAGGGTTTTACAGCGTCGGGCAAGCCGAAAAGCAAAAACGCTTATCATACGGTAAGTTAACAGAGCTCTGTAAAATACACTGATGTCGGTTGAAATCCGACCGCTTGTTACAAGAGAGTACTTTTCAGTGCTCTCTTTTCTTATACCCAAAGTAGAAAGGATTGACAAAATGAACCCGCAAAAACAGCGATACGAAAATCTACAGCACGCATACTTCGGCACGGACGGAAAATATGATATTCCAAAGCTGATAGGCTCACAGCGGACCGATATTCCCGAGCTTGTCAAGTTCAGACACGCACGCACTGCCGAGAATAAGGCAGACAAGGGCGTGCATTTTTTTATAGATGATTTCAGGTTCACGGGACTTTGGAACAAACCGCAGATGTATCTTGATTTGCTCAGACAGTTTCGGTTTGTGCTGTCTCCCGATTTCAGTCTGTATACCGATTTCCCGAAAGCTATCCAGATTTACAATCACTACCGCAAGCACTGGCTGGGTGCTTACTGGGAGGAAAACGGTATCGAGGTTATCCCCACAATCGGTTGGAGCGATGAAAGCTCTTTCGATTGGTGCTTTGACGGCGAACCTGTCGGCGGTACGGTTGCGGTATCGTCTGTCGGCACGCAGAACAGCAAGGCGGCAAAGGCAAATTTTCTTGCGGGATATGCTGAAATGATGAAACGTCTTAAGCCCGAAACGGTCATATTTTACGGCGCTGTTCCGGAGGAATGCTCGGGAAACATTGTGAAAGTTCCGTCGTCGCAGGAGATAATCAGCAAGCTTAAATCAGAGGGCAAATTCACCCGTGAAGTAAGGCTGTGAGCTGTGTATGGAGGTGGTGTTATGAGGAAATTTCCGTTGAGTGAAAAGTACATAGATTTCATAAATTCCGTGAATGGTGTGACGGCTGATTTCCTTGAATGACGGCACAACAGCAAGCGGCAAAACCACAGTAGGCGCGGGAATAAAGTTCATGCGAATGGTATCCGCAAGCCCGAAAAAGCTTCACATTATCGCAAGCAAAACTACAGGTACGGCTGAAAAGAATATCATTCAGCAGGACAACGGCTTGCTCGATTTGCACCGCACGGCGCAGTATTTCGGTAACGGCGACAAGGACAATAAACTGCCGCACATCAAGTTCGAGGGCAAGATTATTTACGTCTTAGGCTACGACAACAAGGACAAGTGGCAGAACGTCCTCGGCTCGCAGTTCGGGTGCGTGTATATTGATGAGGTCAACACGGCGGACATTGAATTTGTCCGTGAGATTTCAACCCGAAACGATTACCTTATGGCGACGCTCAATCCCGACGATCCGTCCTTGCCCGTCTACCGTGAGTTTGTCAACCGCTCACGACCGTATGAAAAATATGCCGCTGACGTTCCCAAAGAAATCATGGCGGAGCTTACCGAAGAACCCGTGCAGGGTTGGCGGTATTGGTTCTTCACATTTCGGGACAATCTTTCGCTTACGGCGGAGGATATCAAGCGCAAGAAAGCCGCAGCGCCAAAGGGGACTAAGCTGTACAAAAACAAGATTTTAGGCTTGCGTGGGCGGGCTACGGGGCTTATTTTCGACCTGCAAAAGAAGAATGTGATTACGCTCACGCAGGCGAAAAAACTTGAATACGTGCGCTTCTCGGCGGCTCTGGACACGGCATATTCGCAGACCTCTCCCGACACGATTGCCTTTACATTTATCGGCATTACGGCGGACAGAAAATGCGTCTGCCTTGACGAGAGAGTTTACAACAACCGTGAGCTTAAACCGCCGCTTTCGCCGTCGGATATTCCGCCTGAGTTTGAACGCTTTCTGGAGGTCAACCGTGCGGCATGGGGTTTTGCGAGAGATGTGTATATCGACAGCGCAGACCAAGCGACTATAACCGAGTGCATGAAGTACAAGCGGCTTTCGGGCAGCATTTACAACTTCATTCCGGCATTCAAGAAAACTAAGATAATCGACAGAATTCACTTGCAGGCGGCATGGCTGGCGGCAGGTGATTTTTTAATTCTTGAGAGCTGTAAAAACTACATTGCGGAGCTGAATATCTACAGCTGGAAAGAGGACAAATATGAGCCCGAGGACGGTAACGACCACTGCATAAACTCATGCCAGTATGCGTGGTTGCCGTACAAATCTCTGATTGGAAGTAGTCTGAAGCAAGCTTCAGACGCAAGTTTTACTTGGAGGACTAAGTCCTCGATTTCGCAAGCGAAACCGTAAAACGTCGCACATAGAGAAACAATCGGGCTTGAGCAATATTTTCAAGTGACTTTGGGAAGGGAGAATAGCAAAATGAAGATAAGCGAAAGGGTGAAAAACATGATAAAAAGTTGGCTTGACATTCAGCCGGCGGGCGAGCAGAGCTTTTCGCTTACCGAAAGCATGACGTTTCAGACGGAGGTACTGAGGTCAAGGCTTTGGTATCGGGGCGATGCGGACGAGCTGTTTCAGTTCTTCGGGCAGATTGACCGCCACGGTGCAAAAACGGCGTTCTGGGAGAGCGTTCCGACAAATGAAAAGGTGCGCAAAATTCACAGCGGCTTGCCTGCGATAATTGCCGACACGCTCTCGTATATCGTCAAGTCAGACCTTGACAAGGTTGATGTGAAATCCGATTTGTGGGAGGAAATTCGTGATAAAATCGGTTTTGAAAACCTTGTGGGCAAGGCGGTGTGCGACACGCTTGTAGACGGTGACGGAGCGTTTAAAATTTCTGTGGATACATTCGTTTCGCCCTACCCGATAGTTGAATTTATCGGCGGTGCTGACGTTGAATACGAGCAGTCACGGGGCATACTTACGGCGGTGATTTTCAAAACTGTCTACACCGTAAAATCAAGGCGGTATATTCTGAGCGAGCGTTACGGCAGAGGATTTATTGAGAGCAATCTTTTTGACGAAAGCGGAAACGCTTATCCGCTTGACACCGTGCCGGAGCTTGCAGGCATTCCCGAAAGTGTGAAGTTTGACGGCGATTACATAATGGCTGTGCCGCTGAAATTTTACGACAGCAGAAAATTTTACGGCAGAGGAAAGTCAATCTTTTCGGGCGGTAAATCAGACTGCTTTGATGCACTTGACGAGGTGATTTCACAGTGGTGGGACGCACTTCGCATGGGCAGAGTCAAGCAGTATATCCCCGAAAGCATGATACCGAAAAATCCGAAGGACGGCACGCCCCAAAGCCCGAACCGATTCGGCAACAATTACATCACGACCGACTTTCCCATGCAGGAGGGTACTGCGCCGAAGATTGAAACGGTTCAGCCCGACATAAAATATGAGGCTTTTGTAAGCAGCTACACAAACGCATTGCTTATGTGCTTGCAGGGGCTTGTATCTCCCGCAACTCTCGGCATTGACGTCGGAAAAATGTCGTCTGCTGAGGCACAGCGTGAGAAAAAGGACGTAACGGGCAACACCCGAAACACAATCACATCTGCTCTTGAAAAGGCTCTGCCGATTCTGATTGAGGCTGTCCTTAAGACCTACGACAATATGTGCGGACGTTCGCCTGCGGAGTGCGGAGAGATAAGCGTGACATTCGGCGAATACGGCGCACCCGATTTTGACAGCAGAGTTGAAACGGTCGGCAAGGCGAGTACTTACGGCATTATGTCGGTTGAAACTCAGGTTGATGAGCTGTGGGGCAGTTCAAAAGATGACGTGTGGAAAAAGGCGGAGGTCAAGCGGATAATGTCGGAAAAGGGGCTGATTGAGGGTTCACCAACAGCTGTGGGTGATGAATATGCTTAACTTTAAGGATATTGCGAAAATCTTTGAGGAAATCGAACTGCGCCTTGTTTCCTCGCTCAAACGCAACCTTAAACGGCATAAGCAATGGGAACGTGACGAGGGCTTTGAGTGGTCGGCATGGCAGGCGGAAAAGCTCAGGAACATGGAGAATTTCCGCCGTGAAAACGCTGAGATTATGGCGGACTATACGGACGTAATTGACGACGAAACACGTCAGCTTATGGGTGAACAGTTTGACGAGGGTGAGCGTCTTGCGGAACAATCCGCACCCGAAGATGACGGCTACATGAACGTTTCGGACAAGCACTTTTTCGGAGTGAATGAGCAGAAAATGCAAACGCTTATGACGGACATCACAACCCTTGAAAAGCAAGTCGAAACCGCCGCTTTACGCATGACTGACGATATTTACAGGCAGACGGTCAACCGTGTTCAGCTTGCTATGGGAATGGGTGAAATGACCCTTGAAAAGGCGGTTGACACGGCAACACGGGATTTCCTCGACAAGGGCATAAACTGCATTGTCTACGCTGACGGCAAGCGTGTGAACATTGCGGACTATGTGCGAATGGCATTGCGGACGACCTCGACGAGAGCAACCTTGCAGGGGCAGGCTAAACGTTGGGCGGAGCTGGGTTACGACACGGTAATGACAAGCTCATACGGCATGTGTTCAAAGACCTGTGAGCCGTGGCAGGGGCGGGTTTACATTGATGATGTTTACACCTACTGGAACGGTGACACGGAGGAGCGAAACGGTCAGCTGTGGGGGAAATCGGGCTACTGCGGCAAATGGTTTCCGCTTCTTTCGACAGCCATTTACAGCGGACTTGTTCACCCCAATTGCAGACACACT